TCGCCTTAGCGATTGCAATTGCGCCGTTTGGAGCAGATGGGGTTGTTTCAGTCCATGTAACAGGGATGCCGTTTGTTGTGTCAACGCCAAGAGTTACAAGACCCTTGAGAGTTCCTGAAGTTCCGTCACCGGTTCCAACAACTGCTGTGTTGAGTTGTAGTGCGTAGTCAGCCATTAGATCGCCGAATACTAGGCGATCAAGACCGCCAGCAAGAGGTGATTGCTCAACAAGCTGGATTGACACATTCTCATAACCTGAGATTGTACGAACTGGAGCTGTGACAGTTGATGAAACCATGTCACGAGTTGTTGTTGCAGCGTTATCAGCAGACTGGAATGCAGCAAGTGTTCCTGTTGTGATTTGAGGAATGTTGATGCTGTCTGTTCCTGCTGGAAGTGCCATGTTTGTTACCAAATCTGCTGTTACGCGAGCTGCGCGAGCAAACTCAGCGTATTCGTTGATTCAAATCTGTTACCACCCTTTCGGGCGAGCCAATCATTTCTGCTGGCTTCTCATCCTTTTTCATTGATGATGAGTTCGGACTATATCTTCATCCTTATTTCTAAGGAGTTTCGCGTGTAGTCTCTACGGACTCTCTGCTTTCGCAGGTTGCCTCGGTATTGTCCTTTTGGTTTTCTTGAAGGAGTTTCACCGATATAGCGAAATTTTCAATTGGCGCTTACGCAGCCAAAGACCCAATCGTGTTTAGGTAGATAGGAGGAACGAAATCTCCACCAGCGCCGTCTGTACGAGAAATGTCGCGAGTTTCAATCGCAACTTCTTGTTGGTGACGAGCAAGGCGTTCCCATGAGGAACGATCGTTGCGAAGTTGTGCGCCGATCATGTCGCGAACGAAAGAGTTCTTTCCATCGCGGTCATAGGTCATTGCTTCGCGAGTAACAACTGCGCCGCCAAATGTAGCGACCTTTGCTTCCTTGCGTGATTCTGCGATTGCAGCAGTGCGAGCTTCTACCTTTTCGGCAGTTGCAATGCGCTCATCGAGCGCGGCAATTTCTTCATGTGTTGCTGAAACAGCATCGAGTGCTTCGGCGGTTACATCTTCAGAAGCTAAAACTTCCTCTGCTGTGGCTGCCAAGCCATCGCGTTGGTCCTTGAGTTTTGAAACTAGAGACAATTGAGTCTCCTCTCAGGATGAGTGAATGGAAAACCGCCGAGGCGAATTGCGCCGAGGGTAAATCGCTTGACTACTTGGTCAGCGAATAGTGTTTGAACTTCGCAGCAAGTTTGCGCTTGCGAAGGATTAGGTCATCAGACTTGGCTTCTGCTCGAAGTCCAACTGAAGTGTCATCGTAGGCTGGAAGATTGACGACTGAAATCTCATAAAGATCAAGATCGGTCAATGTGCGAAGTCCCTCAGCGCGAGTATCCCCGCCAGGAGCGACTGTGAATGCGAATGACATCTTGTCAACATCTCCGCGACCAAGAGCTGAGGCAAGTTCAGCAGCGCGAGGATTTAGCGGATCAAGTGTCGCTTCCATGCGAAGCCCAATCTCATCTTCTGACAATTTCAAAGTGCCAGAACGAGTTGATGCGAGCGGAAGTTGTTCCATATCGTGATTGATAAGAAGGAAAATTGGATTCTCACTCTTTAGAGTGCGAGTGAATGCTCCTGGGGCGATAATTTCGCGGAAGTTTAGGCCAGTTGCTTCATTGTTGAATGTTGCAGCGTATCCGGCAACTTTGATTGAGCCGTCATCGGTAGCAACCGAGCGAACTTCTGCTTGCATTGTGATTTGCTCGGCATTGCGAATCATAGTTTTCCGTTCTTCAATCAATTGGTTATCGTTTGAGCGTAAAGCATCAATTGAGGACAAGGCATCTTCTGAATGAAGAACAGTGGTATCGGTTGCTGCCCAGCCGTCTTTTCCTTCTTTGTAAATTCTAATTTTGAAAACAGGCTTATCGGAACTTGCTTTCATCTCATATCCATCAGATGAAACTGCGGTTCCTGAAGTAATTATGCTTTCAATTTTTCCTTTGGCGGTTCCCCCTGATGAATTCCAAGAAACAAATGAACCTTTTGCAATTCGAGTTTCGGAAGAACGGCCTTCAAATGGAGCCTTGATCGAATCATCGTCAAAAGCCTTGGCCATTTGTGAATAATAAGTTGAAACTTTGCCCTTGATTGAAGCAATATCGGCAGCAGGAATATCAACGCCGCCTCTTGCGCCGTTCAAAACTCCAGCAACAGCGAAGATTGCCTTTGGAACGGCAACCAATTTGCCATCAATTAGGTCTGCAAATTGTAATTTATAGGAGCCAAGTTTTTCTTTGTCGGCAGAATCAACATAGAAGAAGGCATTTGCATACTTTGCCCAGTCCATATTGTCTTTACCGCCAGCCCAAGCCTGAATTCTCTTGTTAGCGGCTGCGGCATCCCATGAAGTATCTCTTGGCGCGAAATGAAGCCCTACTGCGCCAATTGCTGATCGACCATAGACAATGTCCATTGGCATATTGCCCATTTCGTCTTCTTCGACATCATCTGCATCAATTCCTTGAGCATCAAGTGGATCAACGGCTGGCTGAGTGACTTCTTGACCCAGAGAAGCGGTCAATTGCCACTTCCAGAACTGATGTTGATCAATTCGACCGGCAAGAAAATTAGCAACGCCCTGTTGATTGTAGTTTGTAGCGCAATCGAAGGCATCTGAAAGCTCATCAATGATCATGTCATTGGCCGCTAGAAGGTCATTTGCCAAGGCAATTGGGTCTTGTAGGGTCGTTGAAGCATCATCAATTGAGCGAAGTGTCAGGAATGAAGTCAATGTGAATGGCGCAATTGATCCCAATTTGCGAAGGTTCTCGGCGATTGGATCAATAGACTCATAAACATCTTCGTAAATTTTCAAGAAAAGTTTGTGATATTCGCTGAAATCAGCGCCTTTTACATTCCAGTGAGCGCCATGAGCGCGGAAATAGAAGCTGACAACATCTGCAAGCAGTTCGGTCAGTTCCTCATTCAAATCTGAAACTTCATTCATGTCAGCCATATCATTCTCCTCGGCCATTAGGGAAAGCGCTCTTGCACTTTTTGAAATTGAATTTCTAATTTTTGTTGCCCAAGAAAATCCTGCATCGCCGCCCCAGGCTGACCAAGCAACTCTTCCTGGCGATGGAAAACCATCTTGCCCAGAACTAAAACCTTCTGCTTTTTTGTCAACTTCATGTCTTTTGAAGAATGAATACATTCTCAAAATTGTTTGAGCGCTTAGTGGCTGACCACTTGCCAAGTCACTAGCTCTTTTTTTGCCAACGGCTGTAAAGCCACTTCCTGCTTTACCATCAGCAATCCAAGCCAAAGCCTTTTTCGCTTCATCTTGAACGCCTTTTGGCGGGCGATATGTCTCAGCCATTTATTCTAAAACCCCCATGACCGGCGCGGATGGATCAGCATCGGTTCCAAGAGAAGGCGCAACTGCGCCCCCAGCAACAATTGTTCCAGCAATGACCTGATTGAATTCATCGCCGCCCTCGTAAGGCTCCATGCCTTCGATTTGGCGAACTTCATTTGGAGTCCGAGCGCCCATCTTCACATTTATTAGGTTCACATTGGCGCGAGTTAGCGCATCAACACGAAGCAATGTTGAAGTATCAAAGGCAACATCATCGCCAGCATCAAGAATTTGAGAGAATGCAATTTCAATTCGGCGAAGCCAAGGATGAATTGTGTGGGTCAAGAAGTTCAAAGATGCTTGTTCAACATTCTGATAAGTCTGTGAATCGCCGGAAGCGCCGATCAAGTGTGATGGAATGCGGAAGATTCTTGCAATGTCGCGAAGTAATTGCTCGCGAGTTGCAATCATTTCATTATCAGCAGCCGAAGTAGTTATTGGTCGCCACTTCAAACCATCAGAGAGAACTGCTGGTCTGCGATGACGGCGATGAGTTGCTTCCCAAGTACCTTGAATGATTCGAGCCTGATCAAGTGTCAACTTCTGATCTGTTTCAAGAACTGATGAAGGAGTTGCGCCCTCGCCATAGAACTGAGCCAAATGACGATCCATCGCGATTGATAATCCGACAAGGTTGCGAGCTTGATTGAGCGGGGAAATTCCAACCAAAGATTGTGGCGGCGTGAACCAACGCAAGTGGAGCATATCCTCGCGAGCAATATCGTTTCCAAGATGCAAATACCTACGGCCAATTTGATCGCCAGTCGGCATAACCTGCATCTGATAAGGATGAAGTGGGACAAGGCCGATCATGTTTCCAGAGCGGTCGCGGTCAATCTTTACATAGGCGTTTCCATGAAGAGCAAGCGAAGCCACGACTTGATGAATGAGTTCGTAAGTGTTGGATTCAGGATCGGGATTCGCTAATACATCGGGCAATGGGCGCATGATGCGCTTGCCAGCTTTGTCAATCTGGTAACAACGCATTGGCATTGAAGCCACTGAGTCTGCCAACAATGAAACCGCGCTAAGGACTGATGAAACTCCAAGAGCAGTCCATTCATCAATGCGCTCGCCAGCAGAACTGGTCATTGATGTTTGGCCGTAGAGTTGGCTTAGTGGGGAAACATAGTTGTTGAACTGTGGGTATCGGCCAACTGTAAATGACTTGATACCTCTTGTGAAAATACTCATTCAACGCCTCTTTCTGATGAAATTGTTGCAAGATAACTGCCAAGCAGGATCAAAGCCCCGCCGGTAATTAGTGCCGCGCCAACTCCAAAGCAAATTCCAACGCCAACTGCGATTAGTAGAGCGCCAACTGTTTCAGTAATTGTTGTGATTAGACCAAACACTAGGAGCCTCTCCTTCATCTATTGACCAGGGATCGAAAATTTGTGGCAACGCATTGCCTTGTGAATGCCACCAAACGGCTCGCTCTAGTCCCATAACGGATGCAACTGCCAAGTCAATGCGCCGAGTTGATCCGCGCTTTTCTTTTGCCAGTCTTGAACCGCGTTGATCCACGCGAAGTTGGGCATTTCCAATATGTCGAGCCAGTTGCGGATCGCCACTTTGGGTAATTGATTTATTGACAACGGCTTCAAAGAAGCGGGTTGTCGCTGGAGTCATTCTTGATGCGGTTTGTGGGAATGTAACAATCGGTAAGCCCTCATCCTCAAGAACTTGGAAAGTCCTAGCCCAACGATAAGGATCGCAAGCAATTTCCATAACTTGCCAACGCTTGCAGGCTTCACGAATTGCATCCTCTACTTCTAAGACCGGAACTTGCCAGTCAGCGCCAGCCTCATCGGGTTTTTCCCAAACGGCAACTGGCATGATGTGTGGAATTTCATCAGCACTTACGGCAACAATGACTGTGCAGTCGCCATTGAATGAGCCGTCAAACGCTAAAACTATATTGGAGCCATCCTCGATGACTCGATTGTTATCTGCAATTTCATCCCAAGTGCCATGCGGAAGCCAAGCATCGGATGTTGATGACCAAATGTTGAGTCGCTTTGTTTTGAACTCGGCCTCTGGCGTTACCTTTATTGTCGATTCAAATGAATCTTTGCTGACAATGTCGTTGTAACCAGGATTGGAATCCGACCAGACTTGCTCAGAACGCCAGTCATCAGTCTCGTTCTTTGGTTCCCACCAAGCGAAAAAGAAATTGGGATCGACAACTTCGCCACTAGCAATTTTCTTGCCGTAGTTGTAGAGGGAATAGCAGATCGAATCTTTTCCTGACTGATCTGTTTGAACGCCAGCAGTTGTGATTGCAACTAGCATTCCTTCTTTGCGAGCGCCCATTGAAAGTGAGAGAACATCAAACAACTCGCGTGAAGGCTGGGCATGAAGTTCATCGAAGGCAACAAATGTTGCCGACAATCCTTCTTTGGTAAATGCCTCAGATGATAGAGCGCGATAGACACTGCCATTTTTGGGATTGTAAATTGAATCCTTATAGACAGTTAGGAATTCCGAAAGTTCCGGCTGATTCTTGACCATGTCCCTGACTGTGTTGAAGATGATTTTGGACTGATCTTTGTCGGCTGCGGCTGAATAGGCTTCGCCGCCCGAGACTCCGAAGATGAGATGCTCAAGAACGATAGAAGCGAGCCATGCCGATTTGCCATTTTTTCTAGGCAATCCAACAAGTGCTCGGCCATGTGTCAGCAATCCATTCTTTTGTTCGGCGAATAAGTGGCGGGTTAGTTCTTTCTGCCAATCGCGAAACACAAGTGGTTGGCCAGCATTGCCAGCGATGGAATCTTTTGTGATCGTACAAAGCGCTTGGGCAAAATCAATTACATTGTTACCGCGAGTGCGTTTCAAATCCTCTGGCAGTATCGGTGAAAGATAGCGCGGAGGCCAGCCTTGAATTTGTTTAGGCTTTACCAGATCGCTTTGCGATGAGGTCATCTAGTGCGCTCCTGGCTTTGACCTCGGCGACCCCTAATCGCGTTCGGTCTGTTGATGTCAATCCGAGCAGGGAGAACAGTTTGGTAATTTCAGTTTCTATTGTTGAAAGCATTCCAACAAGTGGATTGGCATAGGCATAGCCTTTATCGGTAAATAAAACAAAATCGCTTGCTTGCAACTTTGCCACTAGCTCGTTGCGCCGATCTAACTTCTCGCATAACAACTGGAGTGAGGATTGATCGGTATTGGAAATCCAAAAGGCGGTTTCGCGAAGGCGTGTCCACAGCTCTTTGCTTGCCGGTGATAAATGCTCAGGCGCTTTTGCGGTGGCCTGTGGGATTGTTGTGACTGTCGCCAAGGCTTTCATTGGGCGCTTGCCTGGATTACCTTGGGCGCGTTTCAATTCATTTGGCTTTGGCGGGTTTGCCATTTGAAAAATCTCCAAGACTGGTAGGGGCTCCAACTGCGACCACATTTACAACTT